TATCCTATGAGGATTAAACTTTTGATATAATTAACTAATTATGGATTAAAGCACAAATGTGCTTCCAAAACTAAAGATAATAGGAGGAGTTGTTATTATGGAAAGACATGAAATGATGGAGCTTTTTAAAGCCACAGCCGATATTCAAACACCTGAAGGACTGGCTGCTTATAGAGCTTTTGCGGCTGCATTAACAACTCCAATTTTGCAGAAGATTGAGTTAGAATCAATCATGCGTCAGTTGTTCGCAGTCGAAAGACTCGGACCGGGTGCACAAGCTGTGTATCCAATTGCTGAAGATTTTGAGATCCCAGTTTGGGTATTGCCTGGACTTGGTTATGTTGCTCAGAACTTCATCGAAGGTATCGGAGAAGAAGTGTATGTTCCCACGTTTACCATTGATGCATCTGCGGATTGGAAAATTACTTACGCTAGGGACTCTCGAATTGATATTCCACAGAGAGCTGCTGCTAGAGCGGCTAAAGATTTAGCCAATTATGAAGAAGAATGTGGTTGGCGGGTAATTATGCCTGCGGCTACATCAGCTTTCTCAGGTAAAGGTCTGTTAGGCTCAAGACCTGCTCCTATTTATGAAATAAATCCTACTGGTACTGGTGCCGGCTACCTTTCTAAAGAACTTATCAACAAAATGATGGTAGGTTTCAAGAGAATCGGTAGAACACTTACAGATCTGTATGTATCTCCTGAAGATGCTGCTGATATTCGTGAGTGGACAGATACAGATATCGATCCTGTAACCAGACGGGAAATTTTTCAAGCTGCCGGAATGGGTAAGATTTGGAACGTAACTCTCCACGAAGTACAGCATCTTGGAGCTACTGGTATGTATAATATTAATGGTAGCACATCTTCTTATGGAAAGTTCCTGGCCGATGGTAGCGAGGAATTCAATAATTATTCTCTGGACAATCCTAATGTGACAGGTGCTGATGGCACGGTTACAACGTTAGGTGAAACCCAGATTATGGGCTTCGATCTGAGTGTTAACGATTCTCTCGTTATGCCTATTCGAAAAGAATACGAAGCCTATGACGACCCAACACTGCTTAGGGTTCAAAAACAGGGCTTCTTTGGCTGGGCAGAGATAGGGTTTGCTTGCTTGGATAGTAGAATGTTAGGAATGGGTATTATAGACAGAAGTTTATAATAAATTCGCATTAATAAAAATATAATCTCGCACCGCCTAAAAGGCGGTGTGGGATATATATTATGAGACTTAAATGACAAAATTATTAATTATTTTATTTGCAATTATACTTACCGAAGCTATAACACAGATTATAACTAAATCAGAGTTGTTCAGACCTATAAGAAAATTTTTCTTTGAAAAAAGAGCGAATAAACTTTGTAAGTACATACATGATTTACTTGATTGTGGATACTGTACATCTGTGTGGGTCGGGTGGTTTGTAGTAATTGCATTGTTGTATTTTGATAATATTGTTATTAACGTATTTTTTGCAGGAATAGTTTTACATAGATTGTCGAACATCCTGCATTTTATTATAGATAGAATTCAAGGACACGAATTAAACTAAGGACAAGGGGTTTAAGAAAAAAAGAAAAGGAGAACGAGAAAAATGAAGGGTAATGTAATTAATACATCGCCGATGTGGCTACATGCTATGAAAAGAGCTGTTGCTCCCGGCGGCAAAATTCCGCTCGATGAATTGTATGATCAATATGGAAAAAAACATGATTTACCAAAAGGTGACCCTTTTGTTGCGTGGTTGAAAGATGTAAAATTAAAGGGAAACAAAAATTGGAAAATCGTTTTGGGCGAGGAAAAAGTTGAAAAAACTGAGGAAAAAGTCAACAACCTTGCTCAAAATGAGAGGATAGATATAAAAGGTATAAATCCTAAGAAAATGGAGGTTAAAGAGGTTGTAGCTTTATCAGTTAGACAAGCTAGAGACCTTCTACCCAGTATTTCAGATGTAAAGTTGCTTAAATATGCTTTACAGGAAGCTGCTCCATTGGCAGGAAAAGATACTCTCTGTCAACTTCTTAGAAAGAGAATTAGAGAATTAGAAACAATGGTAAGGAGGTAAGTTTTAAACCTCCTGAGTTAACGATTTACAATAAAACATTTGGGAGGTAAACCCCATGTCAAGAAGTCTATTAGATCAATTAGTTCAGATTAGACGTTCGGGTACTTATGATGATGCAGTGGCTGGCGTTAATAC